CCGACCAACAAACCCCATCACGGCAACCCGGTGCGGAACACGTTTCGGCAACCTCCTCACGATACGGAAAACAGGTTGTTGTCATAACACCCTGCCAATCGGAATATTGCCTGATCGCTTCATTTCCGAATGGAACAAATGCGTGAAAATAACTTTCGAAATATTCGTTGTCGGTTAGATCGCCACCCAAAACCATAGCCGGGACAACACCCAAATTGTGTTCGTATATTGGAATTAACTGAAATCGTTTTTCCTTTGATGTTCCGATTTGAATGTGTTTGTAATACCCGGTTTCAGTCAACGAATAATAAATCAAACCTGATTGTTTTGATTTTCCGTTTTCATAAATTTCGGAATGCTCGTTTTCATCCAACCAAACAATCACATCATCATCGACAAATTTGATTTGGTTTGAATAAATCAAAAGCGGTTTCACTTCGACTTTGATCGATGAATCAACCAATCCATCGCCTGTCGGAATCCAAATCAAATACCCGTTCGGATCTTCGATCATCCGCCTGACAACGTATTTTTGAACATAGGAATAAAAATATTGTCCATCAAATTTTTTCGTTGACAAATATTCATTCAGTTCCTCCGACACCTGAATTGAAAAATTTGCCGATCCAAAAATCCGATACAATTTATCAATCGCACGATTCATCGATCCTTTTGTGATCGGTTCGTAAATCGATAAACGATATTTTTGAATTTCGGGATCCTCGTTTGGACGTCTTGATGTCAGGATTTCACCTGGATTGCGACCACGTGTGTGAACAAACATCGTGTCACGAACACGATTCCAATCATCCCAATGTTTCGGTTTGTCAATCTTTGACAAATTATCATTCAAATAAACGATGTCAATCATTTTGTTTTTTTATTTACACGAATAAGTTTTTGAACAATCAACTTTCCTGAATGAAACATCAATGAACCATTGGTTTCCGACTTCATTGTTTTTCGGGATTTCCCCATCGACAACAAATTCGATTCCATCAACGAAAACGTTTTCGGCATTCAGCAAATTGGCGATCAATTTTGCTACACGTTGCGGGATTCGATTCGTTTTCAGAATCCAATTTTCATTCAATTGTGATGTTGTTGTTTTCAATTTTGTTCCAACGAATTCCTTTGTGATTTCGAATGATGTTTGTTCGAACGCACCTTCGACACGATATTTGTTTTGGAATGCGAAAATGTTTCCGTTTCCGACCTGTTGCGTTCCATAGTAATATGAAAAACAATCACGATCAGGATAAACACCTTCCAACAATATCGTTGTTTTTTCAAGCGGACACGGATTGAAAATATAGGGTTCAGAACAAAAACAATATTCAGTCGGCAACCCTACATTGAAACAAAATTCCAAAACGAAACAACCTTTGCCGTTTGGAAATTGTGTCAACAAATCGATGTATAATTGTGTCGTGTCGATTTGAATCATTTGGATGTTTTTCCACGTTGTGTTTCCTGAATAATCCGTGATCGGGAACACACCGACAAACGTGTTGGTTGCGTAATCGGTTATCGATACGGGATTCCCTCCTGATTCCAAATAATTGCCATTGCAACAATCTTTGATGAATCCATCAACGAAACCTCCCGTTCCCCAACCAAAGGTGAATGATCCGTTTGGATCGTTTCCGTTCATCGTGTCAATTTGTTGGAATTGGAAAAACATCGATTCACCGGGATTCACGATGTTGAAATACGGCAAATCATTTCCGCACAAATTGCAATTCCACGAATCATCGCATTCACACAAAACCAATCCATTGTTCACAACGGCATTGTCGCAAATCCCGCCACCACATTGAATGATTTCAATTTGACCGCAAACAATCCGTGATGATGAATCAGCCAATTCACACGTTGTCGAACTGACATCGCAAAAAACCTCATTCCCTAATTGATACGAATCGAAATAAACGGACATTGTTTTGTTTTTTTATACGTGATACAAACCACACAATTGATATTTTCCAATGGGTAACGATGTTAAATCAACGTAAAATTGTGCCGATCCATTGAACACGTTTGACACGTTGTAAATCGGTGTTGATGACAATTGAATCATTCCTGATGGCGATGGAATCGGATCGGATTCCTGTAAATTTTGAATGCCGTAGGGATAAGGATCGAGAAACGCAATGAATTCACCAACCAAATCAGGCGAAACATTGTCCTGCATTGTAACAATCAAATAGTCGAATTGCCCCTCACAAAACTGACCTGTGATTGTCACGGGCGGGTTTGTTCCTTTGACACCCTCAATGATCAATGGTTTGAACAATGATGGAAACGGATTCGGTGTTGTTTCAAAATCGATCGGATGAATCCTGTTTATGTAAACCAAATTCGCAATGAACGTTGTTGGAAACAATGATGACAAATCAAACCTGAAAACATATTCAAAATAAATGTCCTGATCCGCCCAATCGTATGTGATGCCGTTTGTTGAAACGTATGTGTTCCCCAATGCACCCGCAGGAATTCGATTCATCGGTGTTGAATTGTTTGACACAAACACCTGTGATCCTGGCAATGGATTGTTTTCATATCGAACACGACCATTCCATTCAACATCGAATGTCAATCCTGATTCCGAACAAAATAAATCCGATGATAAATTGTTGAAATTGTTTGGGAAACCAGGTGTTCGGATTGATTGCAATTGATCGAACATAAACCACGTTGTTTGTCCTGCAATCGGGAAATTGTTCACCTTTCGATAAATGTTCAATTTGATGTCAGTCAAATACGTTGTCCAATCAACCAATGCAGGATTCCACCCGTAATCCTTTAAACAATTCCCGAAATCGCCCGAATCAACACTCAATGTGTTTTTGATTCGTTCTTTCATTGTCGGACTGAAACAGGCATTTCCTACCTTGTTATGATAATCAAACCAAAACGGGGTGACATCCATTGGACAACAAATTTCGTTTCCTGGTATTTGTGTAACGGAATATTGTGATGAAATGAATGAATTCACAATGTATGTTCCCGAATCGTAACAAACGGCAATGATGTAATATTGTCCCGATGGATTCAAATTGATTCCAACATATGCGGAACATTCCCAAACACCTGGTGCAATCAATGTCGGTGCGACTGATGGCGAAAACAAATTGTTGTCGATTACACCTGTCAACGGATTTGTTGTGATTTCACCACGTGATGAATCGTAATTTTGAACGAACGTTACTGAATCATCGATTTGTGATCCATCAATAACCCAAAACAAAACGTTTGTTAATGTGCCTGGATAATTGATTTGAAATTTCACCTGTGTTTTCAGGATCGTTGACAAATTGTTTACCAATGTCGCATTCCTGAACAATGTGAATTGTGGATTTGTCAATTCAGGTGTTCCCGCATACAATCCCTGATTGTAAAAACGTGCCGTGATTGGCAATGATTTTGTCGTGTAACACTCAAAATTTTCGTATTGAACAGGGTTTGTTCCTGGAATCGCAACCAAATTGTTCGGATCGGAAATGTAAATCAACACACACAATTGTTTGTTGATGTTATAAACCGATTGAACAACGTTTGTCAAATCCGTAGGTGCTGAAATATGGTTTTTCAACAATTTCTTTTGATTCGGCAACGTGTTTGAATCAATCCAATTTTCAATGTCAGCGATCAAATAAAATTCCAATGTGATAATGAATTCGTAATTGTTTACGATTTCAATTTCGGCATAAATGTTTTTTTGTGAATTGGCATTCACACCCGCACCGAACAATTGCATCGGGATTCCTGATGTGCCAACGTCACCTGTTTGAAACACATACGACCAACCTGCGGGGGGCGGTGAACCGATTGTTGATGTTCCGTAAAGATTTGCGAAATTGCAAATCACATCGAACATCACAGGATTGAAATATATGATCGCCCCATCAGCCAAAAATCCGTTGTCGTATTGGAAATGCAAACGCAAATATTTTTTTTCACCAATCGCCCCGTATTGATAAACCTGTCCAACCCCGTTGTCGCAAAAATCAAATGTTATTGGAATGTAATTGTTTTCGGTTGAAATTTCGGATGCAACACAATTCACCCCGCAATCATTACAAATAACGGGAACAATGTTCAATGATATTGTTTGAAATGTATTGCATATTGCAACCTCAATTGAACACGTTCCGCCTGTTGTTATTGATGGACACATTGTCCAATTGATTGTTGATGTTTGTTGTGGCGGAATTTGAAATTGTGGCAATGGTTGTGAAACACCATTCAAAAAGTATTCAAGTGGATTGATTGGAAAATACAATGGACAATCACTATTCATTGTAACCAAATAGGACAATGGCAATGGATTATCAACTTCAATTGAAACAGGTTGTAATTCGTTGCAATCATTTTTGCACGGATAAAAATTCAAATCCGTTGGCAAATAGGACAGATCACAAGCGATCGGTTCTAAATCGTAATAAAAATTGTGCGTTGCACCTGCCTGTGTTTGAATCCTTAAATGCCCCTGAATCAATGATGAATTACATTCACAAATTGATACAACGACTTTGATTTCGTTGAATTGTGTCAACGTTATGTTGTAAGGCAATGAACCGCCTGTGAAATAAACACCATCAAATGAAAAAACTGATGATCCGCAATCAGTCAATCCATTTTCCAACCAATCAATTTTTGTGACAACGTGATTCGGTTCACCTGGTGACAATTTCAATGTGAATTCAGCCAATCCACAACAATTTTCAAAAAATTGATTTACACCTGATGGCGATTCAATTAAAAGTGATTGTGATATCATTTTGCTAATTTATAAATTTAAACAATCCCTGACACCTGAATTGTTCGTGTTTTAAAATCAATTGATAATTCGTTCACCAATCCGTTGACCACGTTTCCACCCTTAACCAATCGTATCGTTTTTTGGAACGAAAAGGAATTGTATTGTGTGCAATCAAATCGGAATGTGAATTTGAATTCAAAGTTTGTTGCACCTGGCAAACGGGGATCATCGATGTAATGAAATAAGGAATACAGGTTGTTCGATCGACCTGCCCAAAACCACATTGGATAATTGAATCGTTCATCGGGCGGGATGTAAATCGATCCGCCTGTGAACGTATCATCGTAATTGTGGACAACCTCCCCATCGGAACCAGGATTGTAAATCAAAAATTTGTAATTGAAAAACGTATGTTGGTTGATCAACAATGCCTTGTCATATTGTCCAAATGCACCGCCAAATAAAACATTGATGATTCCACCCAATGCGTTCGACATAAACGTGAACACATCCGTGTCGATTCCATCCTCACGATGCCGTGCGGGGGATGCGGGAATTGTCACATTCAATTCACCTGCCTGTGATGAATTGTACGGAACATTCCAATCAACAATGTCATTGTAACGGGATTTCGCTTCGTTGCCGATGTAGTCTTGTGCATCCAATTGATATTCGTATCGGGCGAATGCAAATCGTTCCTTATCGATCCAATTATAACAAATCGTGTCATCAATGATGTCACCCTGATTCAACAATTGTTCCGTGTCGATCCAATTCACATTGGTATTGAAATAATCTTTTCGCTCAAACGTCAACACCCCGTTTGCAACACGATAATCGGCATTGAATATCGGTTTCAAATATTGGTTCAAATATGTTTCCAATGTTTCAACGGGGCGATTGTCATCGATCACGGAATAATTGGTTGATGTTTTCGCACGTCCTTTTTTGATTTGTGCCGATGTCATAACCAAATTGTAATAGGGCGATGATGGGTTGTTCAGGATTGATGATTGAAAATTCAAACCGCATTTGTCACAAACGTTTTTGATGTAATCACGAACGTATGGTGATGGGTGAAAACGTCCGCACGGAATCAACAATTCATTCAATTGACTATAAATTTGAATGATGTTGTTGATGAATGTCACGGGATTTGTGAACGGGGTGTTGCAATTTGGCGAATTACACCCGATGATTGGAATGTCACAAATGAAATCAATGACCTGGCAAATCACATAAATGATCGCAATGATTGGAATCAACGTTGTCAATATACCAATCAGGATTCCGAAAAAAATGTAATTCAAAATCGCAGTCAAATAAATTAAAACGTATTGGAAAAATTCAGGACGTGATTCAATACAATAGCGAATGATCGGGTGTTGTTTAACTGATGAAAACCCGTTCCAATCGTCCCAAATAATCGTTGATTTCAAACAATTTATTTGTGCGTCATCTTCAACAACGTTTGCCGTAATGAAACAACCAGGTTCACACCAATCGATTGCGTCACCAAATATGAATCCATCGAACACGGGATTCCCTTTGCAACAATCATCGTAAATTTTGATCGCAACCTTTTTTGAAAACCCTGTCGGATCATCAATCAGGATCGTTTTCAAAACCTGATATCCATCATCGTAAAACGTCAATTCGGATGAAAACGATTTCGCCAATCGCCCCGATTCATCCGCCCTGCGAATCGTTACGGAAAAATTATCAACCCCATCGATCCGACCTGTGATCAATGTTCCGTTCAATTCAATTTTCATTGTTGACATCGATTCCCTGTTTTATCGTGCTTTGTTTCGGATTCGGTTTTGTTTGTATTGTAAGGTTGACACGATCCCGTGAATTCCACGTTCATCGATTGACAACGACATTCCCTTTTGTTCCCTGATCGCCTTTTCAATCCGTGTCAGTTTTTCATCCATCCCCGCATTTTGAACAACTAACACCTTTGATGACATTCCCTTTGTGATGAATGGATCACGTCCTTTGTGGATGTCCTCAAACAACGACCTGTATTTTGTCGTTTTCTCTTTACTGAAAACGAATTCGCCTTTGTGAACAATCCCGGCGGGTTCATATTTCCCGCCATCACCTGTGAAACCACCCTCCGCAAATCCACCCCCTGCGGATTGTGCCAATGCACGGGCTTTGATGAATCCCGCAGTCAATGCAATGATTGTCGAAGCGATTGTGAATGGTGCTAAAGCACCACCATCACGTGCCGCCTTTGCGATTGCCAATGCCGAATTGAATGCCAATTCAACGAATGCCAATGCCTGTTGTTGTCGCACGAAATTCGCACGTTGGCGGTTCAATTTATCCAATCGTTCCTCCTCCAATTGCAACAATTCCGCATTCCCTTTTTCCGCAATTTCCTTTGCCCTTTCAACACGTTTTTCCTGTGATGATATTGCAACCTCCGTTTGTTTGATTTGTGCATCGATCACGGAATTAATCAATGCCAATGTTTCCTTTGTTACATCCTGGTATCCCTGTAAAATTTCCTCGTTCGCCTTTTTACTTGCATCAACCGCAGTTTTCGCCCCATCGACATTCAATTTGTCGATTTTGTCTTGTGTGTCTTTTTTCTCTTTTAAAATGTCTAACGTTGCCTGATCTTCAATCGCTTTTATTTCCAATGCGGTTTTCCCTTTGATGTTTTTTTCCGCCTGTGCATTTGTTGATATTTGCAAAATGCGATCATTGGATTCACGTTGCAACGAATCAATTGTCAATTGTTTGTTTTCATTCAATTGTTTCAGTATTGATTCCCGTTCCTTTTTTGTTGTTGCCTTTGATAGACGTTCATTCAGTTTATCACGTTCGGTTGCTAACTTTTCCTGAATGATTTGTTCATCAAATATCCGTTGTTCAGATGCTATTTTTCCTATTTCCAATTTGGATTTCAAATCACGTTGATCGTAATCCTTTTTGATTTTCAATATTTCCTTTTCCTGATCCTGCTGAATCTTTAATGATGTCAATCGTTTGATTTCATCGAATTGTTTTTGCACACCCGCAGTCAATGTTCCCTGTTCACGTGCGTTTTCGATTTCACGATTGATGTCCGCCTCCGCACGTTTTTGTTTCAAATCATATAAATCATTCACCTGTTTTTGTGCTTCGTTGAATGATTCGGGATTTGTGAATTGAATCGCCTGTTCCTGGATATCCAATCGCAACGAATCAATTTTGTTTTGCAAATTGTTGAACAACGTTTTGATTTTGTCACCCGTTTTCGAATCCGTTCCATCAGGAATTTCAATTTCGGGAATTTTCAGGTTTGCACCCTCATTCAACAATTCCTGAATCCGTGTATCAACATCCGCTAATTCCTTTGATGTTTTGACCGATTCCTGCAATCCCTTGTTGTATTCCGCATTGATATTTTTCCGCCTTGTTTCCAATCTTATGAATTCCGATCCTGCCGTTCCTAAACTTCCGATTGATGATGACAAATCCGATCTGTTTTTTTTCTCTTGTTCACGAATTCGCTTTTCATCCTTTTCCAAATTTGACAATGCCTTTTGCCGATCATCCTCAATTTTTTTATTTTGATCAGCATTTTTACGTGTCAATTCACCCTGTTTTTTATAAAGTTCAACCAACGTTTCCTCAATCGCACGTGCTTTTGCTTTGTTTTCCAACAATGCAATTGCCTTTGCCGTTTCAACATTCACTAATGCCTGGAATTTTTTTTCATCATCCAGGTTTTTCAACGTTGTTCCATACTGATCATTCAATTGTTTTATCAATCGATTTCGTTCCGCTGATCCATTATTTGTTTTTCGGATTTGATTCACCAACAAATCCAATTTCGCACGTTCCTCATCAATCAAATCGTTTTCCTTTAATTGTTGTTGTTCACGTGATTTCGCCAAATCAAAACGTTCGTTTTCCGCTTCGGTTGCCTGTTCGGTTGCATCCCCGAAATCAATCAAAAATGCCGATGCAATCGCCAATGCAGTAACCAACAAACCGATCGGATTCGATTTGATGGCGGTTGAAAATGCACGTGTCGTTGCGGTTGCAATGTTTGTTGCGACTGAATATCCTGTCGTTGCTATTGTTTGTAACAATGTTCCTGCCGCTGACGCACGTTGTGCGGTTGTCGTGACTGCAATCGCACGTGCTTTGATTGTTTCCAATCCAATCGAAATTCGATCAACCAAATTTTTGGCGGTTATGTAACCACGTGCCAAAATCCAAAATTGATTTTGCAAACGCAATTGAATTGTCACAAACGTAATTGCACCCGCTAACAATTTCAATGTTGTTGCATTATTACGAATGAAATCAGGGATTTGTCGCAACACCTGGATGAATCGGAATCCCGCATCGATGATTGATTCCAATGTAGGTTTCAATGATTCACCGATATCACGTGCCAAAAACGTGAATTCATCCGATAAGGTTGCCAATCGCCCTGTCAATGACGTTGACAATTGTTCAGTCAATCCGAAAAACGATCCTTTTTCACCCTCTGTTGTCAACAATTTCAATGCCTGTTGTAAATCCAGGAAACTGATTTTTCCCTCCGATCCGAATTTCCTGACATCCGCTTCAGCAATTTTCAAAACCTCCGCCAATTTTGAATATATTGGAACACCCGCTTCGGCTAATTGGTTTAATTCCTCACCCTGAACAACACCCTGTGTTTTCGCTTTTCCGAATATCGTTGCAAGTTCATTGAAATCTTTTCCCGTTCCCGCTGAAATGTCACCCAATGTTCGCAACGTTCCCTCTAATTCCTTAACAGGAACACCGAATGCCAACAACGCACGTCCCGCCCTTGTCACCTGTTCGGTTTCAAAAGGTGTTGAAATTGCGAATTCCTCTAAAGATTTTAAAACCTCTTTTGCCCGATCCGATGATCCCAAAAATGTGGTGAATGATATTTGCAGTTTTTCCAATTCAGCGGTTGCCGTGAATGCGGATTGTGCAAACGTCAACAAACCCTGTCCAACACCGATCGTTGCCAATGTCGCACCCGCTTGTTTTAGCAATGATCCGAATGATGTCAGGGATTGTTCCGCTTGTTTTGTGGAATTGTTTATTTGTGCTAATTCCTTTTGAACCGCATCCAATTCCCTGCGTAATTGTCCCGTGTCCGCCTGTATTTTGAATAAAACGTTTTTTGTTGCCATTGTTCTATTTTATTTTTTTGATGACATTTTTTTTCGTGTCACGGGTTTTTCATCATCCTGATCCGATCCCCTTTCAACCGATTTGTTTTTTTCCTCAATGATTTTCATCCACGTTGTAATCGTTTGATAGTATTCATCGACTGACAGGTTTTCCAAAACTTTCATTTCACTCGGTTTCGAATCACAAATCAATTGATTCAACGTGTTTATGTCATCAATGTATTTTCCAATTTCAATGTTTGCAAATATTGATTTAATCTTTCGTTTTCCGTTTTTGCTTTCCGTAAAAAGTTTATGATATCTGTTTCGGATGTATTGCCAAATTGAATTGTGCGTTCGTATGCCTTTTGCAAAAAAAAATCCTTTGCATCGGAATCGGCATTCAGGATTTCACGTTTTTTCGTTTGCCATTCATCGCTGAATTGCGTTTCATCTTCGCCATCGATAATGAAATAACACACCGCCAATTCCATCAATGTTTTTTCCTCACCGATGAAATTCAACCTGAATTCTATTTCCGACAAAACCGAAAACAATTCAACAATGTTCCCGGTGTTGGCGTTTTTTTTCATCGCTTCGATTAGGATCATCAATTCCGATTTTGTCAAATTCATTTCAGCGAATCGGGTTGCAACCTCCGCATTGATTGTTCGCCTGGCGGGAATGGTCAGGTTGTTGACGTATTCAAACCAATCATTCCCGAATTTGTCGGTGTAAATTTTATTCACCGCAATTTGACGTTCACGTTTGTTTGTTGTTTGTTTCTTTTTTTTGTTCCAAAACATTTGATTTGTTGTTTGATGTTTATTCAATGTAAATGTAGCCACCGAAAATTGTTGTTGCGGGATTTGTTGTCCACGTTGGATTGATGAATTTCATTTCAATGTAATGCCCCGCAACAACGGCAATGTTCAATGATGCGTTTGAAAATATACGTTCATTTGTATTCACCGCCAATGTCGCAATCAACGTGTCGGTTGTATTGTTTAAACGAATGTAACCTGACCACGATTGATTTGTTCCTGCGGTTCCTGAATAACAATAAATTTCAACACGTTTGATTGTTCCCGCTTTGGGGATGTAAACTTTCGATATCCCTGCGGTTGTCACAGGTGCTTTCGGTAGATTGCCGAAATAAATCGTTTGTGCATCGACAGGTGATGACGTTAATGCCTGAACCGATAATGTGTAACCCAACGTTGAAACGTCACCTGATCCCAATAATGAATTGCCGTTGATCGTTTTGATATTTGTTCCCGAAACCAATGTGTCCTGAACTGCAATGTTTCCCGATCCCAAAACGGAATTGGAATTGATTGTTTTGATATTCGTTCCCGAAACCAAAACATCCTGGACAGGCAAATCGCCCGATCCCAACAACGAATTTGTGTTGATCGTTTTGATGTTCGTTCCTGAAATCAATTTGTCCTGCAATTGAAAATCGCCTGATCCCAACACGGACGTTGCATTGATTGTTTTGGTTGGATGAAAACGAGCATTCCGAAATTTATGAAAACGGAAAATCAAAACAATCAGGTTTGATTTATTATTCGTTGACTGAAACCGGGTATTACAAACACATTCAAATCGGAATGTGAATTTGAATTCAAAATTTGTTGCACCTGGCAAACGGGGATCATCGATGTAATGAAATAAGGAATAAAGGTTGTTCGATCGACCTGCCCAAAACCACATCGGATAATTGAATCGTTCATCGGGTGCAATGAAAATCGATCCGCCTGTGAACGTGTCATTGTAATTGTGGACAACCTCCCCATCGGAACCAGGATTGTAAATCAAAAATTTGTAATTGAAAAACGTGTGTTGGTTGATCAACAATGCCTTGTCATATTGTCCAAATGCACCGCCAAATAAAACATTGATGATTCCCCCCAAAGCATTCGACATAAACGTGAACACATCCGTGTCGATTCCATCTTCACGATGCCGTGCGGGTGATGCGGGAATTGTAACATTCAATTCACCCGCCTGTGATGAATTGTAAGGAACATTCCAATCAACAATGTCATTGTAACGGGATTTCGCTTCGTTGCCGATGTAGTCTTGTGCATCCAATTGATATTCGTATCGGGCGAATGCGAATCGTTCCTTATCGATCCAATTATAACAAATCGTGTCATCAATGATGTCACCCTGATTCAACAATTGTTCCGTGTCGATCCAATTCACATTGGTATTGAAATAATCTTTGCGTTCAAACGTCAACACCCCGTTTGCAACACGATAATCGGCATTGAATATCGGTTTCAAATATTGGTTCAAATATGTTTCCAATGTTTCAACCGGGCGGTTGTCATCGATCACGGAATAATTGGTTGATGTTTTCGGACGTCCTTTTTTGATTTGTGCCGATGCCATAACCAAATTGTAATATGGCGATGATGGGTTGTTCAGGATTGATGATTGAAAATTCAAACCGCATTTGTCACACACGTTTTTGATGTAATCACGAACGTATGGCGATGGGTGAAAACGTCCGCAGGGAATCAACAATTCATTTAACTGACCATATATTTGAAATATATTGTTTATTAATGTCACGGGATTTGTGAACGGGGTGTTGCAATTTGGGGAATTACAACCGATGATTGGAATGTCACAAATGAAATCAATGACCTGGCAAATCACATAAATGATCGCAATGATTGGAATCAACGTTGTCAATATACCAATCAGGATTCCGAAAAACATATAATTCAAAATTGATGTCAAAAAAATCAAAACGTATTGGAAAAATTCAGGACGTGATTCAATACAATAGCGAATGATCGGGTGTTGTTTAACTGATGAAAACCCGTTCCAATCATCCCAAATGATCGTTGATTTCAAACAATTTATTTGTGCGTCATCCTCAACAACGTTTGCCGTAATGAAACAACCAGGTTCACACCAATCGATTGCGTCACCAAAAATGAATCCATCGAACACGGGATTCCCTTTGCAACAATCATCGTAAATTTTGATCGCAACCTTTTTTGAAAACCCTGTCGGATCATCAATCAGGATCGTTTTCAAAACCTGATATCCATCATCGTAAAACGTCAATTCGGATGAAAACGATTTCGCCAATCGCCCCGATTCATCCGCCCTACGAATCGTTACGGAAAAATTATCAACCCCATCGATCCGACCTGTGATCAATGTTCCGTTCAATTCAATTTTCATTGTTGACATCGATTCCCTGTTTTATCGTGCTTTGTTTCGGATTCGGTTTTGTTTGTATTGTAAGGTTGACACAATCCCGTGAATTCCACGTTCATCGATCGACAACGACATTCCCTTTTGTTCCCTGATCGCTTTTTCAATCCGTGTCAGTTTTTCATCCATTCCCGCATTTTGAACAACCAACACCTTTGATGACATTCCCTTTGTGATGAATGGATCACGTCCTTTGTGGATGTCCTCAAACAACGACCTGTATTTTGTCGTTTTCTCTTTACTGAAAACGAATTCGCCTTTGTGAACAATCCCGGCGGGTTCATATTTCCCGCCATCACCTGTGAAACCACCCTCCGCAAATCCACCCCCTGCGGATTGTGCCAATGCACGGGCTTTGATGAATCCCGCAGTCAATGCAATGATTGTCGAAGCGATTGTGAATGGTGCTAAAGCACCACCATCACGTGCCGCCTTTGCGATTGCCAATGCCGAATTGAATGCCAATTCAACGAATGCCAATGCCTGTTGTTGTCGCACGAAATTCGCACGTTGGCGGTTCAATTTATCCAATCGTTCCTCCTCCAATTGCAACAATTCCGCATTCCCTTTTTCCGCAATTTCCTTTGCCCTTTCAACACGTTTTTCCTGTGATGATATTGCAACCTCCGTTTGTTTGATTTGTGCATCGATCACGGAATTAATCAATGCCAATGTTTCCTTTGTTACATCCTGGTATCCCTGTAAAATTTCCTCGTTCGCCTTTTTACTTGCATCAACCGCAGTTTTCGCCCCATCGACATTCAATTTGTCGATTTTGTCTTGTGTGTCTTTTTTCTCTTTTAAAATGTCTAACGTTGCCTGATCTTCAATCGCTTTTATTTCCAATGCGGTTTTCCCTTTGATGTTTTTTTCCGCCTGTGCATTTGTTGATATTTGCAAAATGCGATCATTGGATTCACGTTGCAACGAATCAATTGTCAATTGTTTGTTTTCATTCAATTGTTTCAGTATTGATTCCCGTTCCTTTTTTGTTGTTGCCTTTGATAGACGTTCATTCAGTTTATCACGTTCGGTTGCTAACTTTTCCTGAATGATTTGTTCATCAAATATCCGTTGTTCAGATGCTATTTTTCCTATTTCCAATTTGGATTTCAAATCACGTTGATCGTAATCCTTTTTGATTTTCAATATTTCCTTTTCCTGATCCTGCTGAATCTTTAATGATGTCAATCGTTTGATTTCATCGAATTGTTTTTGCACACCCGCAGTCAATGTTCCCTGTTCACGTGCGTTTTCGATTTCACGATTGATGTCCGCCTCCGCACGTTTTTGTTTCAAATCATATAAATCATTCACCTGTTTTTGTGCTTCGTTGAATGATTCGGGATTTGTGAATTGAATCGCCTGTTCCTGGATATCCAATCGCAACGAATCAATTTTGTTTTGCAAATTGTTGAACAACGTTTTGATTTTGTCACCCGTTTTCGAATCCGTTCCATCAGGAATTTCAATTTCGGGAATTTTCAGGTTTGCACCCTCATTCAACAATTCCTGAATCCGTGTATCAACATCCGCTAATTCCTTTGATGTTTTGACCGATTCCTGCAATCCCTTGTTGTATTCCGCATTGATATTTTTCCGCCTTGTTTCCAATCTTATGAATTCCGATCCTGCCGTTCCTAAACTTCCGATTGATGATGACAAATCCGATCTGTTTTTTTTCTCTTGTTCACGAATTCGCTTTTCATCCTTTTCCAAATTTGACAATGCCTTTTGCCGATCATCCTCAATTTTTTTATTTTGATCAGCATTTTTACGTGTCAATTCACCCTGTTTTTTATAAAGTTCAACCAACGTTTCCTCAATCGCACGTGCTTTTGCTTTGTTTTCCAACAATGCAATTGCCTTTGCCGTTTCAACATTCACTAATGCCTGGAATTTTTTTTCATCATCCAGGTTTTTCAACGTTGTTCCATACTGATCATTCAATTGTTTTATCAATCGATTTCGTTCCGCTGATCCATTATTTGTTTTTCGGATTTGATTCACCAACAAATCCAATTTCGCACGTTCCTCATCAATCAAATCGTTTTCCTTTAATTGTTGTTGTTCACGTGATTTCGCCAAATCAAAACGTTCGTTTTCCGCTTCGGTTGCCTGTTCGGTTGCATCCCCGAAATCAATCAAAAATGCCGATGCAATCGCCAATGCAGTAACCAACAAACCGATCGGATTCGATTTGATGGCGGTTGAAAATGCACGTGTCGTTGCGGTTGCAATGTTTGTTGCGACTGAATATCCTGTCGTTGCTATTGTTTGTAACAATGTTCCTGCCGCTGACGCACGTTGTGCGGTTGTCGTGACTGCAATCGCACGTGCTTTGATTGTTTCCAATCCAATCGAAATTCGATCAACCAAATTTTTGGCGGTTATGTAACCACGTGCCAAAATCCAAAATTGATTTTGCAAACGCAATTGAATTGTCACAAACGTAATTGCACCCGCTAACAATTTCAATGTTGTTGCATTATTACGAATGAAATCAGGGATTTGTCGCAACACCTGGATGAATCGGAATCCCGCATCGATGATTGATTCCAATGTAGGTTTCAATGATTCACCGATATCACGTGCCAAAAACGTGAATTCATCCGATAAGGTTGCCAATCGCCCTGTCAATGACGTTGACAATTGTTCAGTCAATCCGAAAAACGATCCTTTTTCACCCTCTGTTGTCAACAATTTCAATGCCTGTTGTAAATCCAGGAAACTGATTTTTCCCTCCGATCCGAATTTCCTGACATCCGCTTCAGCAATTTTCAAAACCTCCGCCAATTTTGAATATATTGGAACACCCGCTTCGGCTAATTGGTTTAATTCCTCACCCTGAACAACACCCTGTGTTTTCGCTTTTCCGAATATCGTTGCAAGTTCATTGAAATCTTTTCCCGTTCCCGCTGAAATGTCACCCAATGTTCGCAACGTTCCCTCTAATTCCTTAACAGGAACACCGAATGCCAACAACGCACGTCCCGCCCTTGTCACCTGTTCGGTTTCAAAAGGTGTTGAAATTGCGAATTCCTCTAAAGATTTTAAAACCTCTTTTGCCCGATCCGATGATCCCAAAAATGTGGTGAATGATATTTGCAGTTTTTCCAATTCAGCGGTTGCCGTGAATGCGGATTGTGCAAACGTCAACAAACCCTGTCCAACACCGATCGTTGCCAATGTCGCACCCGCTTGTTTTAGCAATGATCCGAATGATGTCAGGGATTGTTCCGCTTGTTTTGTGGAATTGTTTATTTGTGCTAATTCCTTTTGAACCGCATCCAATTCCCTGCGTAATTGTCCCGTGTCCGCCTGTATTTTGAATAAAACGTTTTTTGTTGCCATTGTTCTATTTTATTTTTTTGATGACATTTTTTTTCGTGTCACGGGTTTTTCATCATCCTGATCCGATCCCCTTTCAACCGATTTGTTTTTTTCCTCAATGATTTTCATCCACGTTGTAATCGTTTGATAGTATTCATCGACTGACAGGTTTTCCAAAACTTTCATTTCACTCGGTTTCGAATCACAAATCAATTGATTCAACGTGTTTATGTCATCAATGTATTTTCCAATTTCAATGTTTGCAAATATTGATTTAATCTTTCGTTTTCCGTTTTTGCTTTCCGTAAAAAGTTTATGATATCTGTTTCGGATGTATTGCCAAATTGAATTGTGCGTTCGTATGCCTTTTGCAAAAAAAAATCCTTTGCATCGGAATCGGCATTCAGGATTTCACGTTTTTTCGTTTGCCATTCATCGCTGAATTGCGTTTCATCTTCGCCATCGATAATGAAATAACACACCGCCAATTCCATCAATGTTTTTTCCTCACCGATGAAATTCAACCTGAATTCTATTTCCGACAAAACCGAAAACAATTCAACAATGTTCCCGGTGTTGGCGTTTTTTTTCATCGCTTCGATTAGGATCATCAATTCCGATTTTGTCAAATTCATTTCAGCGAATCGGGTTGCAACCTCCGCATTGATTGTTCGCCTGGCGGGAATGGTCAGGTTGTTGACGTATTCAAACCAATCATTCCCGAATTTGTCGGTGTAAATTTTATTCACCGCAATTTGACGTTCACGTTTGTTTGTTGTTTGTTTCTTTTTTTTGTTCCAAAACATTTGATTTGTTGTTTGATGTTTATTCAATGTAAATATAACCGCCGAAAATCGTTGTCAACGGATTTGTTGCCCAAGTTGGGTTGATGAATTTCATTTCAATGTAATCCCCCGCAACAACGGCAATGTTCAATGATGCGTTTGAAAATATACGTTCATTTGTATTCACCGCCAATGTCGCAATCAACGTGTCGGTTGTGTTGTTCAAACGAATGTAACCTGACCAGGATTGATTTGTTCCTGCCGTTCCTGAATAACAATAAATTTCAACACGTTTGATTTTTCCCGCTTTGGGAATATACACTTTTGATATCCCGGCGGTTGTCACAGGTGCTTTAGGCAAATTGCCGAAATAAATCGTTTGTGCATCGACAGGTGATGACGTCAATGCCTGAACTGATAATGTGTAACCCAACGTTGAAACGTCACCTGATCCCAACAATGACGTTGAATTTATTGTTTTGATATTCGTTCCCGAAACCAACGTTGACTGAACCGCAATGTCACCCGATCCCAACAACGAATTTGTGTTGATCGTTTTGATATTCGTTCCTGAAATCAATTTGTCCTGCAATTGAAAATCGCCTGATCCCAACACGGACGTTGCATTAATCGTTTTGATATTCGTTCCTGACACCAACACATCCTGAACCGCCACGTTTCCTGATCCGACAAGTGAATTCGAATTGATTGTTTTGATGTTTGATCCTGATACCAACGAATCCTGTTTGCCGTTGAATGTGTTGAAATCAGTCGATGCCAAATAACCCGATTGTGTTCCTGATGCCTGTTTAACTTCAATCGATGCACCTGATCCAATCACGGCATTCGTTCCACCACTAATTGTCAAAACCGATGAAACGGATTCGGACAAATTGCCCTTTGCCAATGCAGGTTCTTTTGAATTGAACGTGTTCCAATCCGTTGCCGATAAATATCCATCGGTTGTCGCATCGGCTTTTTCAACCTCAATTGATGTTCCTGATCCAACAACGGCATTGACACCGCCAACGATATTCAAAACGTTTGATGTCGATTCGGTCAAATCGCCTGTCGTGACACCACCACCACCACCACCACCGCCATTCGACAAATCATCGATTTGTTGCTGAATGTTTCCGATCGCACCTTGCAAATACGACAATTCCTGGATTGTCGGATACAATGGTAAATTCGGATTCGGTGTTGGATTGATGTAATTCGGCATCGTTTATTTTTTTTTGTTGGTTGATTTTTTAATCACACCCGCTTTTTGTAATGATGCCGTGCAAATCGCATAAGCGGATGATTTGTTTTTTCCTGATTTCATCACGTCCGTGACACAACGTTCCAATTTTTTCGGCATCGTTTCAATGTTTATTGTATCAACAAAAATAGTCATTTAAGTAACTTCACAAAATCCCGGTGAAACGTCCACAAATAATATCGTAAACAATCCAACAGGTGCGTTATTGATTTGTCTTTTGTTTTATCGATTTCGCCATTTTCATCGGTTTGAACCATTTGCAAATCGTTGATCAACCATTGACACGATGAATCGATTTGAAAATCGATGTGACGTTCCAACAACGAATTCAGCAACACACGTGAATTCCTGATCGATGGGTTGAATGATGGAACACGGAATGCGGTTTTGGGAACGTCCAATTCCCGCATTATAATTTGATAATAGTTCGATGCACCCTGTGTCATCGCTGATCGGTTCGATCCTGATGCGTCACCTGTGATCAAAAACCAATTCGATCCGAATGTCGTTTTGATCACTTCACACAATTTGAAAATGTCGGAATTACGCAACCTGAATTCCTTTAATATCCTGATGCGACCTTTGAATGATTGCCCGGCAATACACGTGATCGGATCAACGTTGAAATCGAATGACAGGATGATCGGTTCATTGCGTTCGATTTGCAAATTCGGTTGAATCGTTTTGGATCGGTTGAATGCATAGGCGAATGGACGTTCGACATCGATCACATCCCAATTGCCGTGAACGAATATTTGTTTCGTGATTTCATCCAAATTTTCCAATCCATCCAAATATGTTTGTGGCAACGATGGATTGTCACGCATCAGGGATTGCAAATAAAAATAATCAGGTGACAATTCACCTTTGACAAATGGATTGTGAAAAACCTCTTTTGTCCAATTTTGTGAGGGATTGCACGTGCAAAGGATCAACGGCATCGGCTGAACCTCCATTCCGGGAATGATGTTTCGACCTGCCCTCAATTTGCATTTTTCAAAAGTCTTTTGTTGGATTTCCTGCGATTCCTCTAATAAAAAAAAATTCGCTTCGATTCCATCGAATCGTGTCAGGTTTTTGTCCATCACATAGTTTTCAGGGAAAAATGTCAATGATGATCCGTTTTTAAATTTGACAACCTGATCCGTTTGATTGTAATTGCGGATGAATGATTTCGGACACAATTTGAAAAACGATGGAATGGTTGTCCGTTTCAATGTCGGCAACGATTCACGGATCACGAATGATTTCGATCCTGGAAACACACGTGCCAACAACAACAGGGTTGCCAACGACACGAATGATTTTCCGCCCCCTGCGGATCCGCCAAACAACAAATATTTGTGGCGGTTGCTGAACACCGCCTCGATGAATTCCTGTTGTTTGGGATGTGGTTCAAATATTATTTTTTGACTCAAAACAAACCTGCTAAATATTTGACTGAAACGATCAAACCAATCATCCAAAAACAAATTGAAATGAATTGGAAAATGATTTTCGCAATTGATTTTTTGCGTTTCATTTTCAGTTTTTCCAACGGGTTGAAATATGCGGATGCATCATTCATCGAATAGTCGTTTTTTGTCCAATCGAATTCAGGTGTTTCGGTTTTGTTTGTTTTTATATGTTTCATTTAAAATTGATTGTTTGATCGCCTATTTTGAAAACCTGTTCATCCCCATCCAATTCAATTGTCACCTGATCATTCCAATTTTTCGGATCGCAATTTTTCAGGGCGAAAATGATTGCAGTCGGATTCGGTGCAACAAATCGTTTTTTGGTTCGAACACGTTTGCCGATCAGGTTGCCACGTTTATCGAACATTTCATCGACTTCCGTTTCGGTGACGTGAAATCCATCAATCAACAATTCAATCCCGTTTGTTGCCTTTTCACGCAACAAATCTTTTCGAACGTGTGTTCCGAAATCCTTTGCTTTTTTATATCGGTCAGAGAATTCAGCATTTTCAAAACACCAACCATTGAATGTTCGACACGAAATCCCAAATGCCTGGCAAACGGATTCAATCGTTTGATTGTGTTGTTCGTAATGTTCACAAATCAGTTTTACCAATTCGGATTTTTCCGATTCGGATCGTTTCGTTGAATGTTTTGTGTCACTATTTTTTGCACGTTTATTCATTGTAAATTTTCACGTGAAACGGATCAGCCAAATAATTTTGAAACGCAAACGGATTCGGATTCACGGAATGATCGAATGATGACCAATGTGAACAAAATCGCAACCAAATATCGTTGAATTTTTCGATAATAGAAAGGAATTCATTTTCGTTTGCAAAGTGATTTGAATAACATCGTGCCTCAAATGCGGTTGTGATTGTGTAAAATTCCAATGCGATTCGGGAATATTCCCGTTCAACAATTCGGTTCGATTTCATCAGGATCATCATCAAATGTCAAAAGGAATCCAACCATTTCAACGGCATTTTTGAAATCAACACGTGCGAATTGTATTTCGTTGAATCGATAATGAAATTCGTGCAATCCGATTGATTCATCGTTTGCGATGTCGGATTCCATTTGATCAAAAATCAAATTCAATTTGTGATTGATTTCGTTGATTGAATTTTGAATATCCATTTTTTAGTTGGTTTAAATAATTCTCAATTGATGTCCTGGATTCCCTCATTGCATTTTCACGTTGTTTCATTGATTCGATCCATTGTTCCAATTCATCAATGTTTTCGGTTGTGTAATATCCTTTTGATGTTGCGATCAATCCAGGCAACAAATTGTTGATGCGAATGTATTGAATGATTTTCCTGATGCGTGATTCCGAAATTTTTATTTTGAAATTTCGTTCCAATCCTGAAACGATTTGTGAATTGGTGACAATGTATTTTGAACCTTTTTGTTTTGTAAAACGATTAACGATGATTGAAACGATTTTCAATTCATCATCAGTCAATTCGATTGTGTACGTTTCAAAATTTGTGATCATCGTTTTTATTGAATTTGTTTATTGCTAACAGGATGACAAATGCACATATTGATGCGATGCAAAACATTATAAAGTATTCCATCATTTTTGATTTTGTTTTTGTTTCAATTGATCGTTCATTGAATTTTTATTTTCATTCAGCATTTGCAATTGCATTTGCAATGTTCCGATCATTTGGGTGACGTTTTTGATTTGGATATCGATTTGATTGTTTCCGTTTTTCAGGTTTGCGATTTTTTGATCGATTGTCGGTTTCATTTTTTGATTGTTTGTTGATCGATTTTTGATAATGCCTTTCGGAATTTAAATCGTTTTTGATATCGTTTTGATTCATCCATCAAATGATTCAATGCGGATTTTGTTCCTGTGACATCATTGATGATTGCTATGAACCAAAATGACATTGACAGGATGAATGATCCGATGATCAAAATGATGAAAATCGGGATTGCGAAAATCATTCCGAATTTTGTTTTTGTTTTCATTTGCTTGTTTCAATTTTTTGTGAATTTAACTTTTTTTCGATGATCGATTCCAAATCGACATTGTTGTTTTTGCAGGATTCAAAAAATTTATTGACTGCGATTTTGTGACACCTGGACAGGATTTCATTTTTCATTGCAACCTCGATCCCTTTTAATTTAATTAAATCACGAACATCCTGTAATTTTTTGTTGTCAGCGGGATTGAATGCAATTTTTTTTGATTCCTGTTCAATTTGTTCGATTGCCATTTTATGAATCGTGTTTTTGTCGGAATCGGATAATTTGAAAACATTCAATTTTTCGGTCAATGATTCATAAATCACGGAATGCGGGATCATTCCAAATGTTATTTGATCGGTTTTCAAGTAAAATTTAAAAGGTTGAATGATGCAATTTCGAACGAAACGTTGGTGACGTTCCAATTTTTCCTGATCGGTCAATTCGTTTTCCAATTGTTTTTGATTCATTTCGTTTTGTTGTTTTTGAAATTCCCTGATCGCCTCCATTCGGTGTTTTTGATACGCATTCATCACATTCGACAAATACAATGCTGAAAATGATTGATAGTGATTCGGATCGCAATCCAATTCGTTTTTCAATAAAAGGTGAAACGCAATTTTGATGTCATCAACCGAATATTGTTTCAAATCATTTTGGATGTAATTGATTAAAACCGATTTTTGAATTTCGTTTGGGATGTTTTCCGCTTTCAATCCTATCAGGGTAAAAACGTAACGCAAAACCATTTTGATCGGTTCATCGGATTCGATGTTTCGGATTTTTGGTTGATGATATGCACGAACGATTTCGCCTTGTTTAAAACTTACTGATTGCATCCGTGAAATCAGTTTTTCGATTTCCTGGTTGTTTGTTGTTTGTAGTGTTGTCATTTTTTGCCCTTTTTAGCCAATTTAACGCAGTTAAATGAACGGAAACATACTTTGCCCCCAACGACTTGAAATTTTCCATTGCTGACAGGGTTTCCGTTGTTTTCTCAAAACCGAACATTTCATCCAATTCGAAGCATTGTTCCAACGTCAATTGTTTTTTCAATTTTTGGACGTTTGGACAATTCATTTCAACAAAGGATGCAATCGGATGAAACCAATCATCATTTTCCTTTTTATTATTTAATAATGATTTATCATTATTAATAATATAAGAAGAAGAAGAAGAAGGGGTTGAATTTTGGTTAACCTTTTGCTTATCCAAATTTTTTGATTTTGGTTCACGTTTTGGTTGGAGTTTTGGATTACCTCCCAACGATCCGCAATCCCTGCGAATTTGTCGAATGCGTTCATCCTCAACCATTCGCTTTGAATAATACACACCCCGATCATCCAATTTGATGATCCCAAATTTTGTCAATTCTGACCATATTTTTTCGAATGATTTTTGATCACAATTCACGAATTGTTTCAATGAATTTGCATCCAATGGTTGACCATTTATGATCAGGAATCCCGGTTCATTTGACAGGAACATCCAACACAACAAATCGATCCACACACCCCGTGTTTCAGGTGAACACAACCGCAATGATGGATCTGTCAACCAATCCATTGCGTAAAATTGGAATGCGGGTGCTTTGTTGCGTCCGTTCAACTTTTGCTTTGTTTTTGCTTTCATTTTGGTTTGTTGTTTGGTTGTAGTTTTGGTTCAAATTTGGTTAACCTGCAACCTGCATTTTTGCCTCGTTTTGAAATGATGCCAACAACATAAACCATCGTTTTTCCTTTGTTTTTTTGCGACCTGTGATGATATTCGAAATGAATGTCACCGAATATTCAGGATGTGATTTGCAAAAGGAACGGATTGATTTGTAATTGATAACGATGAATTGTCGGATCATTTCACGTTCCTGATCGGTGACAATGTTTGTCGGAACGAAACCAGGTGACAACGTATCGATTTTTTCACGGATCAAATGCTCGAATTGATCACGTGTTGATGCTGACATCCGATCGTGTAAATATGCGATCATTTGATTTTTGTTGATTTGGGCAACGTTTTGAAACATTGCGATCGTTCCGAATTTTTGTTTGATTTCAGTTTTGATTTGGTTCATTTTGGGTTTGTTTTAAATTGTTTTGTTTACCTATATTATAAATTGATTTGATGACATTGTTCCAATAAAATTCGGCTAATGTGTCGCAATATTCAATCATCAATTCGCAGGATTTCACCGCAAACAATTTTGCCATCCATTTGATTTGATGATCCATTGCGGGATCGGTGACATCGACATCCAAAAACCTGACCTGATCAATCATTTCGATGTGATAGTGTTCGAACAATTCGTGTGCCTTTGCATCGAATTCGCATTGTGATATTTTCGTCATTTTAGTAACTTTTAGTAATGATTTAGTAAGGATTTAGTGAATGCGGGGATGCCTGGATGAACACCCCCGCAAATCAAATCAATTGAACAAATTTGGTTGAATCACATCATCATCGGATTCCTGTTCCTGTTCAGGTTCCTGATCCATTTCCATTGATTCAATCGCCTCCAATTCGATTCGCCTTTGACGTAATGCACCGATAAATGCATCCGATTTTTGCAATCCTGGATAGGTGTTGTATATCATTTTCAATTCATCCAATGAATTGGAATTCGTAATGATCGGCAACACGTCAAAAATCATTGGATTGTCGGTTTCCTGACGTTCGACAGGTTCGGTTTGAATCTTTGGTTTGCGTCCACGTTTGGCGGGTGTGACATCAATCGTTTCAGTTTTTGTTGGCAACTGATCAATTGTTTTTGATTCCGCAGGAACATTCACGATTTGGATGTCGGAATTGATTTCATCAGCGGTGTACGGCATCCCCCCCAATTCATCGGAAAAACACAAACGGAATCCCTGTGCGATCGCCACCTTTTTGATCATTGTCAGCGGTTTTTCCCGCCAAAATTTATTCACCTGTCCCTCACGATTACATTGAACATATTCACGGAAATAAACTTCGTGAACGAACGGATGTTCCCAATCCTTTCGATGGATTGTTATTGTGGCTTTAATATCGGACGTTTTAGGATCAACGATCGATCCTGATGTTGTAACGTGCCAACCCGACAAACGACCTGATCGTTCCGCACGTTTGACATACGTTTCAAACCCGACAATGATCGAAAACGATTGTCCGAATTTGGATGCGTAAATTTCACGTTTAAAGGGATTCAACCCGAATGCCTGTGCGATTTCAATGAATTGCTGAACTTCCGAATTAGTCAAATTCGTTGTCAGGTTCATTGTTTGCAAATAACTTTTGATTTTGTTGGCATCAACGGATGCCTGATTTGTTTGGATGTTTGACATTGTTTTTTTGTTTTAAAATTGTTTGATGTTTGGTAAAATTAAATGAATTTTTGTTTCAGTCAAATGTTTTTGAAATTATTTTGGCAATGTGATTTCAATCGTTGTTTTGGATGATTTAATTGGCGGATGAATTTGAAAAACCTCACCTGTCGTTTCATCTACCATTGTCCGGGATGATTTCAGGGATTTCAATTCGGTTTCGATTTGTTTCAGATTTGATTGCATTTGATCACATTCGGATTTCAAAACCTGCCATTTTTCGGTGTTGCTGAAATCGTATCGAACACCTGATTCCTTTAATTTGAATTGAACCCCATTTCGAATGATGCCTTGTTTTGCATCAGGATATTTTGACAATTCATCAATCAGGGATTCCCGCATTTGGGATTTGGCGATTTCGATCGCTTGTGCGATGAATTCCAATTCGGATAAATAGTCGAACGAATTTTTGTTGCCTGTTTTGAATTCGAACAAAATTTGATTGGCAAATTGTTCGACATTGGTTTTGTTCAATTGAACCGATCCGCCTTTGATTGATTCGATGATTGTTGTTTGATTGTTTTTCATTTTTTTATTAAATTAAGGTTTGAAATAATTTTTTCCAAAACACGGACAACGATTGAATTTCCCGCCTGTTTATACAATTGAGCATTTGAAACAACGAATTTAAATTCATCCGGGAAATCCATCAAACGAAAACATTCACGGGGTGTCAACCTGCGGATTCGATTTTCATTAATGATTCGTTTGTCACCACACGAATCAATTGTTCGCAATGTCGTTAATGTTTGGGAAACCTGTGTTCCAACCCTACCACGTCTTGTTTTTGAATTCGGTTGATCCAAATTTATCGAATCACCAATTGTTGCGATTTCATATCCTTTTGAATTGTTTGAATTGACATAAACGCATTTTGGATCTTTGTAATCACGTGATAACAAACAATCGCAAAAATCATTTGTTTGAATTAGGTTTTTTTGTGAAACAAAATTTGAATTTAATATTCCTTCAATTGCTTTTTCCGACAAAAAATATTTTTCATCGACAATCGATTCCAAAACATCCATCAATTTTATTTTAAGGTGTTCGGTTTTTGGAAACCTGAAATTGTTGTCGATGTCATCACGGATTCCAACAATGAAAACACGTTCACGATTTTGCGGAATGCCGTGTTCCTTTGCATTCAAAACGTCAAAATAAATGTGATATGGAACGGAATCGTTGTAAGGAAACAAAACAGCATTGTTGTTGACTGATTTTCCCCCCAAAAAATTAATCCATTCGCTGAATGTTTTTCCATTGTCATCGGACATCAAACCTTTGACATTTTCGAAAATGAAAAAACGTGGTTTGTTTTTGCGGATGAATTCAACTGAATTGAAAAATAAAATTCCCCTTTGATCCTCTTTTCCCAAACGTTTACCTGCCAACGAAAATGCCTGACAGGGGGGGGATGTCATATAAACATCCAATGATTCATTTGGTATTTCACGATCATAAACATTCAAAGGATAATAACCAGGTGCATCGTGATTCGCCAAATAACTTTGACGTGCGAATTTGTCCATATCACAGGCGAAAATGTTTTGAATGCGGAATCTTTGTGCATTTGCAACACGTTTGATTGCATAGTCAAACGCACCAACACCGCTGAAATCCGATCCGATTTTTAATACCTGCATATCGATTTGAATTTAGCGATTAAAATTGTGTTGATAATGTCAGCGGATTGGGATGTTTCATTTTGTTTTTTCAGGAATTTGATCAAATCATCAATCGATTGGATGTCGATCAATGAATCGATTTTATCATTTCCTGGAAAATACTTTTGAAAACGATTTGTCAAATATTGGATTTCGATCGGCATCAATTCGTTTTTGATGTCGGAAAATTTTGTTGATTCGATTGGTTGATTTTTATTTTTTCTCATTATCATTGTTTCGGCTTTTTTGTTTGGGTTTCAGGGATTCGGGAACATTTTTCGTTCCCGTTTCTTTTTACATCCTGGTTCGATCATTCAAATTCATTGCGTCATCGAAATCCGACATCATATCCTTGAACATTTCGAATTCCGATTTACTCAAACGATCCTTGAATGTCGGCATCCATTTGATCAGGTTTTTGGTTGCATAGACAAATGAATCAATGACTAATTGATCGGTTGTGATCGTGTCAATCGCTTTCGGTTCATCATAACGTTCAACGATATCAAATGACATCCACAATTCATCCGTTCCGATCCTGCGATCATTTTTCCTGTATATGGTCAACCCATCGATGTTTTTGATTGATCCGTTTGGTTGATGGATTGTGATTCCTGGATTGCTGAATTCATATTCACGGATCAGGATATCACGTGCATCATCGATTGATGTAATTATTTCCTGATGGAATTTTGAAACGATCAGTTTTCCTGACGTACCAACCTTGTTTTGATAAATAATGATTTCGTGCATTTTATTTTTTATTTAATTGGTTCAACAAATGTTCAATGTCGGATTTCAAAATCATTGAATCCATCAAATCGACATCATCCTGATCCATCATTTCATTCACACGTTGCAACAACGATTTCATTTGTTTGAATTGTTGCACACGATCATAAAATGTGAAATCCTTTTTTTTCCTGATTACATCGGACGTTTTGATTCCGAAATCAAATGTTTGTTTTTTCATTTTGTTTTGTTTTTTGTTGATGTTTGGTTGAATTATTTAATTGTGAATTCGAATTTGTTTTTATCAATCATTGTTTTTTTGCATTGTTTGATAATTGATGGAATTGAACGTTTATCGATATTGTAAATCGGGAAATTATCCGTATCAATTAGGTAAAAATATTTGCCATACATTAGACTAAAAACCTGAATCAATTTTGCACCTGAATTTAATTTTTCGATGATTTGTGTTCCTGATAATTTCATTTTGTTTGATGTTTTAAATTGTTTGTTTGAATTTGATAGGGCAAAACTACAAATGATTTTGATACATACAACAATTGTTGAAAACTATTTTCAACATTTGTTTGAATGTATTGATATTGAATCAATTAGAGATTCACAAAATCCCACGTTTTCAGGCAATTAACAACAAAAAAACCCTGAATCATCAGGGTTTTGGGGGAAAAATATATTGGTTTAACGGACTTTTAAGGCAATTTCGTTTTCCCGAAAAAAGGTTTTTTGCTCACGGATTTTTTTCCCTCACACGACCACAACTGACGTGCCCAATAATTTGGTGTTGACTTGTCATTCGCACCCTTGATCCCTGCGGATCGGGCACAATAGGCATCACCTGCGGGTGTACCTGGTTTAATCTTATAACCTGATGCACCGAAATTGATTGTTTTTCCATCAACTTTTGTTGCATATTTTTTGCCCTCGATTTGGGATCGTGTGATTTTCATTTTAACAGGTTATTTCGTTGAATGGAATTTGTGTCGGCAAACCGCAATTGTAATTCATTGTCGGTGCGAAATCGGTGTAAATGTTGAACATTTGAATTGTCACCAATCCCGTGATTGCATCGTAATTTGTAGTCGATGAAACACCCGTTCCGTAAATTTGTTGTAAATTATTTTCCAAAATTCCGTTGAATCCAACAGGATCGCCAACAGGATCGCCCAACAAAAGGATTGTTCCGAATTCCAAAATTTCAATGTAAATATTTGTGCAAATTGCAGGATTGAATCCGAATTCCACTTCGAAACAATGTTTGTTGCATAACGTTGTGAATGCTGAACGTCCCAAATTGCAATTGCCATCAATCACATCAATTGATGTTATTGGTGAAATCGGTGACGTTGTAAATGTCCGCAAAACAAATGTTGATGGCAAACCAAAACAATTCACATAAGAGAATGAACCACCACCGCCATTCGGATAAAAATTGATCATATATTGTGACCAATCCGAATAATATGGAAACGATCCGTGAATCCCATCATCAATTGACCAATCACAGGTTCCTGTCATAAATCCCGTGCATCCCGTGTCCTGAATCAATGCAAAATGCATACACATCGGTTTTGGTTCAACAGGATTTTCATCAATGAATTCATTCCGATGTTTGCAATTTGAACAATCGTTGTTGTCACATTGCACACAACCACGTTGTGAATTGACAACCTTTGTTGTGATCCTGTCAAATGCCTGTTTTATCCCTTTCATTCCCGCCAAAATGATTTGTCCAACACGTTCAATGCAAAATGTGAAAACATCGTTGTCGGCACATACCACCAACCTGATATTCCAATTTCAAAATAGTAAATCAGGAATACACCCGATGTGATCCAAATGTTTTGGCAATATGCACATAACCCCAAAGGATTCGCCATAAAATGAAACGGGTTTTTCAAATTATCCCTGAAATGCTTTTCAACGAACGGAATCCATTTGCCGAAAACGTTTCCAGGACGAAAACAAAATTCCAAAAAAAACGTGATCAATGCCGATGTGAATGCGACAAACAACATTTCAAAAAATTCCAATGCTTCCATCATTTTATGTTTAAGGATTGACGCACATTGCAACGATTCCGTGTGCGATGAAACAACAAGCCCCATCGGTTGACGTTGCGAAATTGACACCCTGTGAAACCATACACAAAGGCAATTTGATTTTGATCATCACATCCGAATTTTCATTGAACGTGTACGGCAAAACGATTTGATCGCCCGTTCCAAATGTGACAACGGATTCCATAAATGAACCATTGTTCCAAATTTGAAATGTGAAATCCGCATCGCCAGGACACGGATTCGTGAAACCGAAATCGATGTTTTCGTTGTAGGCGAAACACCCTAATTCCTTTGTGCATCCACAATTCATTTTTATTTGTTTTTAAATGTAAAAGTTTTTCAAAGATATATCAAAATCAATTGCAACGAAAATCAGGTTTTTGTCGAATTGTTTTGGTTTTTCGGTTTCCGATTTCAAAACCGCAATCGAATCGACCTGCGATCGAACAGGTTTGAATTCAACATTTTTGATCATTTGGTTTCCGATCGTGAAATCCCCGATTTGCGTTGATGTGATCGCATTTCGCAAACGATTTTCAAGTTCATATCGACACCAATTTTTCACGCAACAAACAACCCTTAATTCGAACACTGAAACGTTTGCCGTTTGTGAACACGAAACAAATTGTTTGTTGTTTGGTATTTCCTCAAATCGGATTTCGCCATTGTCCCGATGCCTTATGTAAAACCAATTAATCACATTGTCACCGATCCCTGAATAAACATATTCATTTGAATCATCGTTCATCAACAAAACACGTCCATCGTCATCGATGATTGCCAATGCGACACCCTTTGTGAATTCGGGCATTTTTGATTTGATTGAATTAATCAGGACGTTTAAAATGTCTTTTATCATAACCTTAAAAGTATTTCATCAATTTTTTCATTCAGCAAATCCGTAATGTATGCGGACGTTTCAATTTCCTCACTTTGTGATGGAACAAATATTTCCATTTTCTTTTTTCCGATTTTTTTTGCCTGGATGATTTCCTGCCCTGTCGCTTTCAAATAATCGGCATCGTTGATGACCGCCAAAACAACCTCCGAATCGTTTTCCTGAACAACCTGAATTGAATTCCGCAAATCGGATGTGAATTCCAAATCAACGAATCCGATTTGATTTCCCTTTTTTTCCCTCTTTTTTTTCCACCACTTTGATTTGTATGAACCAATTGGTGTTTCAGCGGAATTCAAACCTTTGTTGAATATGCGGGTTTTCATTTCACCCTCCAAATATTTGCCACCCAACAACAACAAATCGCCTTTGTAATTTGCAATTTCAATCGCAAATTGTCGCACCTTGTTTTGAAAATTTTCCCGTGTGATCATCGTTTAATTGAATCAATTATTTTCGAAACACCTATCATCAACAGGAAACACAAAAACACAATCAAAAATATTTCAATCCCGTTTTTGCTTACTAACTGATGAACACGTTCAACGTTTGTTTCGGTTTTCCATTTGGTGACAACAATAGTGTCCGATGGACATTCAGGTTGAATGAATATTGAATCGCCGGGCAACCTTACAACCTTGACTTTGACATCGGTTTTTTTGTCAATGATGAATATCGTGTCACGATTCAAAACCGAAATGATCGTGTCAAACGATTTTGATGTCGTGATGATTGTCGTGTCACGGAATGTCGTGATCACATTTGTTGATTCAGGGAATTTTTCCGCACAACGTTTTGCGGTGACACACCCTGATTCAACACCCATCATCAGGAACACGAACGGGATCAGCAGGTTTTTCATCCTTTTTAACGATGTCATTTTTGTATGCATCGATTTTTTTGTAAAATATTTCAGCGAATATCGGGTTGATCAATTTTAACAATGACAGGTTTTTCACTAAAGACAACATCGAAACAATGACCAACGGAACGAAAACCGCTTCGTTTAACCATATCAACGCACCTGATCCCTTTGATAAATTTGTCGCAAACATCAACAATGCCGTGTGTGATAACATTGTCCAAAGGAATCGCAATGCCTTTCGTGTTTCGAATTTATCATTCCGAAATGCCAAAACGATCCCCGTGATATTGTCACAAACAATCAAACCGATCAATGAATAAAACGAAATTGCAGGATCAAAAATCCAATCGGAAACGAATCCTGTCGTTGCACCAAACGAAAAACCACCAATCAAAGTTGTCATCAATACTTCATTTTTTAGTTTCAATGACAATATAGATTCCACAACCTCAATCACTTCATTCGGCAACAAATATTTTTTCATTTTCAAAATCGTTTTGGGCGGGTTGTCGGTTTGATGGGGCGAATCGTTGTTGGTTTTGGGCGGGAACCACCGCAGGATCCGCATCCTTTATTTTCTAAAACGAATTGTTTTGTCATATTATTTTTGATTTATGGTAAACCTTGAACGTACCTGGATTGATTGCAAATGATACAACAATCATCAACACGTTTCATCAATTCGGGAATCGAAGCGATCAGGATTTTGAAATGTTTGTCGTATTCCTTTGAAAACATATCAAACAGGAATTCCGTTTTTTCCGAATCTAACAACGTCATTGAATTCAAACGATCCGTTGTGATCGCCTCTTTTATGATTTCCAATCCTGATTTGTACAAAATAGGCAATGCCAATTTCGGGGCAATGATGCAACCTAATTCATCAATTGAACATTCGGAATTCGCTTTTACATTCAACCCGTAGGTTGAATTCGCATTGTTCGCCCCGTTCCATCCTGACGCATTCAAATATTGTGATGATTTGGATGAACATCCGCAACCCTCTTTGACATCGGCATCATTCACGTTGATGTTTGTATCATTCATTGTGATGAATATTTCATTCGATGTCGAAAAATAATCAGGAAACAATTCAGCATTGCCATTCGCATCAGTTGTGAACGGAAATGATGTCGTGTTCAATCCATCAGTAATTTCAACGGAATGATTGAAATTCGCTTGTTGTATGTTTACAACAATTGAATTCACCCTGATCCTGATCAACCGGGATTGTTTTGTTTTCAAATGAACACCACGATCAGCATTGACAAAAGGCAAAAACGTTGTTGTGAATTTACCGACATCGATTGTGTCGATGATTGAATTCATCCTGAAATAAGGCAATGAATATGCTGAAATTTCATTCAACACCAATGATGTGGCGAATTCGATTTTCGATTTCAGGAATTCCAATCCTGACACGTGATCGGAATCGGCAATGTCGGATGCATAACGCAAATTCAAACCCTCCAAATCGTTGATCCAAAATCCCGATTTTGATTGTGTGAAACACCGAACACCGATGTAATTTTCAAGGCAATTTGGAATAGCCATAAGGATCGGAATTGTAAATGTTTTTTTCGTTGATTTTTATTTTGCAATCATTACGCAACCAATCAGGAACAAAAAACGATGGACACGCTTTGTTCGAAAATTGGTTGTGACCTGCAATCAAAACATCGGGATTGTATGCCAATACTTCAGCGATGATTGATGTCAGCATCATTGATTGTGTTTCGGTCATTGTGTTTTTAGGTGTTCGTTTGTCGGCATCCAATCCACCAATATAGCAAACGTGACGTGATATTGAATTGATTCCTGCAACCCCGTTTGTGATTTCGTTTTCATCAATCCATTTGTCCCCGTTATGTTTCACGAAATTGTGTCGTGATCCATCCAACAAAATCAAATCCGAATATCCGACACGTGACCAACCACGACCAACGGGTTTCGGTTTGGTGTGCCAATTGCGAATTGTTTCAGCGGTGAATGATTTACCCTGCGGTGTTGCTGAACAATGAATGATCAAATATTTATGTTGTTGTTTCATTTTCGTTTTGCGGTTGATCATCAACAGGCAAATCGGGTTTTTCAGTTTTTGTTTTTGATGCTTTTGTTTTTGATGACAATACAAATGTATCGTATCGTTTGCCCTCTTTTTTTTCAATCTTTATTCCAGGCATTTCATTTTCGATCCATTCGATCACACCCTGAATTTGATTGTTCAATTTATATCGATATGAAAATTTTTGAACGGCAAATTCAACTGAATTTTTTTCCGCATTCAAAACCTGAACATCGTATGTTTTGCCGATGCCCCAAACAAATGTTTCAATCGCTTTTGCAATTTCATCATTGGTTTGTTTCAATTTGTGTTGACTGATTAACATTCAATTTTTGTTTTAGTAAAAGTAAAAAAAAACGGGGATCAAATAACCGATCCCCGTTTTAACATCAAACAAGCAAACAAACAATTTTAAAAACCTGATAAATCGACCTTAACAGGACAAACCATTGTCACGGAATTCCAAAGGATTGTTCCATCGAAATAGGTTGAACCTGTGTTGTTGTCCTCGATAACCTCATCAATCTCGATTTGGAAATCGTTGATCACACCATAAAAATAGCCATCACAAGAATAATAGCCAAATTTATAGGATGATGGTTCGGTCAAAATAGTGTTCCAAAAATCATAAGCCAAACAACCACCACCAGGTGTGATCGTGTCGGTGTTGTAATCCTGGAACGTCAATTGTTTTTCAGCACCGACAACACCCTCAGGTTGACACGATGCGATCCTTTTTTTGGTGAATGATCCTTTTGGTTTTTGTCCCAAAATCAAACCGCTGAAAACAACGTCACCCGCACCAACTGCGGTTGTCCATTCGGCAACACTATCGATGTCGGTAAACGTGTAATCACATTTGATGAAAACCAATTTTGAAATACCACCTGGACGTGTTACGATTCCGCAACCGCCTGAATAACTTTCAGGTAATGCAGGGGCACAATTTGAATTGCATATTGCCATTTTTTTATCCTCCTATTTTTTTAAATTATTAATGTTTATTTATGGGGCAGGACATTGAACCGCACCTGCGGAACAATCTTCAAACAACAATGTCAAATTGCTATCAGCATTCACGCAAAGCGATGTTTTTGGAATAAAGAACAAAGCCCAATTCAAAGCCAATTCAACAAACCATTTTTCGGCACAATCATCATAAGATGTTTTCAAATCATAAACCAATCCTGTGAATGGATCAACTATTGTTCCGTGTGTCATTGTATCACTTTGTTTTGCATAGTCACCCAAATATTTATTCCAAGTGATCATTTGAACCGCACCTGGTGCGAATGCAATAAATTGTTTTGGATCAAATACTGAATTCACGTTGATGTCGTGAAAAAACATTCCATCGGATGACATACGTGACAAATCCATTCCGAATTCGGTGTTGCAACAAGCGATTTGTTGTGCCTTTGCGTAAATGTCAAGTGATGAACCACCAACGATCAAAGGTGTTCCGTTTGCACCAAGTTCATCCATATAATGGCGGATTTGTGCCCAAGCCAACGGATTTGGTGAACCTGATGTCGTATAAAGCGGAATTTGTGTCAATGCTGATCCTGATGCGTTGTCACCGATGTTTGTTGCGGTCAATGCCAAAATCGCCTTGTCAACGGACATATTGATTGCGTTCATCGACTTCATAATGTTTTGAGAAACCCAAACGTTGTCCGCTTCGCACAATTTACGCATTTCGTTTTCATCAAACGACATTTTGTATTTCGCACAATTGAATTCCGAAATGATTGTTTCATTTGGTTCGGGTGTTACATCAGCGGTGCAATCAGCCGTGCAATCGGTGTTCACATCGGCATCACACGCCTGTGCGATCCAATTCACCTGAACTTGTTTGAATTTTCCGTTTGTCGGAACCATTTGTGCGGTCATTTGTGATCTGTTCACCTGTGACATTAACGCATCGATGTAACCAACTTTTTGGCGATTCAATGCTGGGGCATTAGTACCTGCAACGTCATTGATGTTCACCTGTAATTTTTCGCATAATCCTTTAGTGTATGCCATTGTAATTTTTAGTTTTTTAGTTAATAATTGATTTGAAATTTTGAGCAAAAAAAAATCCTGACACGAACAAATGATGAATCAATTGTTGTTCGAATCAGGTTTCGAATTTTACCCGTTGCATTTTGGGATGCCTCCCCAATTGAGTAAATGAACCTCCGTTCCGTTTGGTTTAAGGTGCGGGAATTAGTGAATGATTCACGGATCAATCAAAAACCCCCGCAACCCTAACATTCCACAAATATAAATAAATTTTTATTGTCCAAATGTCCTGATGTTTTTCATTTGTTCGGCATTTTGTTTTGCCAAATCCAAACCGGGCAAATTGAATTTCGTTTCCGTTTTCGAATCAGGTGTGAATGTCGATTTGCGTTCCAATTGTTTTTGTTCGGGTGTTCCGTTACTTTGCTTTACTACGTTCAACGACTTCAATTGGTTTTCCAAAATTTCATCGAATGTCAAAACCTTTGTTCCATCATCATTCAGGGGATTCAAACCATCCTTTGTTTTCACAATCAACGATCCATCATCGTTCAAATCAACGTTGAATTGTTTGTTGATGTAATTTTGAACCGCAGGGAAAACAACTTCGGATGAAACAATCAATTGTTTCGATCCCAATATCGAACGAATTGCGGATTCCTTTTTGAACGATTTGATTTGTTCCTTTGCTTCATTTTCCTTTGCAGGGATGATTTCATCGGTCAATCGTTTATTTTCTTTTGTCAATTCGATGATCCTGTTTTGCAATTCATCGGTTGTGGATGATCCCGACATTTTCAATTTGTCGTGTGCGATTTGTAGGATGTCATCGAATTTTTTTTCTTTTATTTCATCCGCTGACAAACCGAATGTTTTTTTCAATTTGTGTTCCACCTTTGACAATTCCGTTCCTCTTATTTCATCCTTAATCGGTTGAATGAATTCGGGATCGTTGGCGATCACATCACGGAAATTTGATTTAAATGATTGTGCGAATTCATCGACATTCAATTCATCATCGGTTGTCAGTTTTGAAATCACATCGGATTTGACACCGATTTTTTTCAGGAATGTTTCAATGTTTTTCATTTGGGTTGTTTTTG